CGCAGCGCTTGGATAACCGCTTTTCTCCACATCAGCCTCACCCCCTTTCCGGGGGAGTAGCCAACCGCCTATGTAACAGCGCCCATTCCGTCCTCCGCCTTACGGCTTCGGCCTGTCCATTATACTATGGCGCGCCGCGCTTTGTCAATTTTTGTTGGTTTTCCCGCCGCCCCCAGATGGGGGCGGTTTTTTTGCTTTATTCCGCTGGGCCTCACAATTCAAGAAAGATATGGGCCCGTAGCAAACGGGTAGCTGTTATCAGAATAGAATTTGTTTTCCACAATATCGTAGAATCCAGCCACGTTGGAGGGGTTTGCGCACGGGATCAAATCATGCAGAACCTCGTCCCCTTTGTATATCTTTGCGCCATATATTTTCTCAAATGGGAGTTTGGTTGTGCGGTAGTCTTTACCATTAAACAAGTACAGCACTGTTGTAGTTCCGTTGCTGTTCCCGAATGTTTCGAGTTGGTCGTTCACATTTGCTCCACCAAGCACGTTATCAAGTCCGGCAATAACGCGTCCTTTCGGAACAGGTATTGCAAGATCTCTTGAGGTCGTGCTTGCACTCGCAGTAGAAAGCCGTGTACCACGAATCCCATTCAAATGTAATTTGCCAGATGATGAGTATATTTGGCAGCTCAGAGAAAACGCAAAAACTGTTGTAGTGCTGCTTCCCCAATAGGTAGAAGCATCGAAAAAGTAGAAGGATGTATACGGAGAAACAAGTTTTGATGGATCAACCTCAACGTCAACATAAACTTTTGTTGTACTATATAAGCCGGTTGAAAAGTAGATGCAGGAACCAACTGCTGGTACCAAATATACGCATTCCTTATATCCAACCGGCAAATCATGGCCTTTCTTCGCCTCAAATAAAGCGATGAGAGATCTGTCGGCTTCTACAAGAAAAGCATATTCATTTTCCGCGCTGACTGCTGCGCCATCTTCTTTCCAGCCCATAAAGTTATACGAGGCCACAGCCTCCGCGCTGGCAATTACGGTCATTCCAACGCTGGCAACCCCTCCCCCGAACACGCTCCCGCCCTCCGGCGGGTCAGCAGTGACGGTGATGGTCCGTACCCTCTCCGGCAGTCCCCCCGCCGGAATGGCCTCAATCGCCGCCGGAAGATTTTCGCTATTGCGCACCTCCGGGAGCTGCGCCCCCTTCTCCGCCGCCTTGGCATAGGCGCTGGCGATATTCGCTTTAATCCGGTTAATCTGTGTCTCAACGCTCATATCACACCTCCGACAAAGCGGTCTCAATGGAGCCGACTGCCTGCGCAATGGCGGCATTGACCTGCTCCATCGTAGCCGCCCCCACCATCTGCGCCGTATAGTCATTGTCCCCGGGCATCACCGCCCCGCTCCGCCCGTTAAAGCTGGTCACGCCGGCGGTGCCGCCGCCTGTCTCCAGCTGTCCCTCCACGCCAAAGATGCTGACGCCCTTCTTGATATTCTCCGGGATAAAGTCCGCGTCTTGGGCTACGGAGAGCGTCAGGGCCGCGTTTTTCGTCCCGGCTGCCACATAGCCCGCCTGCTGTACCGCTGTGGCCGTCACCTGGCCGCCAGCGCTCACCGCGAGCACAGGCGCGGCCTGCTCCACCGTGGCGGGGGTGCTGCCGCCCAGATCGTCGGAGTTGAAGCGGACGATGTTGTTGGCGCCAAGGTCCTCGACTGCATAATTCCTGTTGTACACAGCGTCCAAAAGCATATTCCCTGTTACAAATATGCCGCTGGTGTTTTCCCCCAGCACGATAGCATTGGGATTTGTTGTCGGAGACGAACGGGCAGAAATGATATTGCTGCAAATGAGGAGCCCTTCCGGGCCTTTTACGGCGCTTTGCGTCTGGAGCACCTGCAGCTTTTCGATCAGGTTTCCCCATATCACGCTCTTCCCAAGAGCGGAGAGCCCGTCCAGGACAAAATTCAGGCCCTTTGTAAATCCCATGTTCGAGAATGCCAGCAAGCTGACATTGCTCCCGGCCGCTGTTTCGATGAACACGCCGCCTGATAGAACGCACAGGTTATTGGCGGCGGTAAGAAGAGAGCCGGATTTTACATAAATAAACATATCCGACTGGTCATAGGTACATCCGATGATTTCCCCTCTGTGTCCAGTGCCGCCGGTCCCCTCGACATAGATGCAGCCGTATCCGCAGTTTGTAAACGAAATGTTTTGGACCGTTCCGCCGCCGGTCATGGCTATCTCGTACAGATTCTCCGACGCGTGTCCACCGCCGTTGTAGGCAAAATCGCGCAGGACGCAGTAGTTGCCCATGGCAATGATGCACTTGACAGCGCCGCTCCCCTCCGCTGTTTCCCTGATGAGAACGGTAGAGCCGCCGTTTCCCCGCAGGACGGTATTCCATTTCGTGAGCAAGATTGCGCCGCTCAGGCGGTAGCTTCCGCTCAGCAGCACGATCTCCCCGCCGGAGCCGGGCAGGGCGGCGACGGCCTGGTTAATCTCCTCCTGGTCGTCGGTCCCGTCGCACAGGTAGTCGCAGTCTGCCGCCGTCCAGCCAGCGGCGGAGGTGCCCACCGTGAAGCGGCAGGTCCGCTTCCCTCCGATGGTCTCAAAGGATTCCCCGATGGCGTTCACCGCCTGTCTGGTCTCGTTGACCTTCTCCATGAGGTAGTTGTACCCGTGCTGCTTCGTCAGCCCCGCCGCCTCGCCGTCGGGGGCCACGATCTGCCCCGCGGTCCAGTCCTCCGGCAGATCCGCCGTCAGGGGCGTCTTGATCGGATTCTCAGCCATTCCCCGTTCCCTCCTTTACCGTGAAGCTGTGGCGGAGATAGGTGACCTCCTCCGTGACCGGCACGGACAGAGCGCTGGAGGAGAGCACATTTCCCTCCCTGTCCAGCAGCTCCGCCAGGGTGATCTCCGCCGCCTGCTCCCGCCGCACCGGGTAGGACACGCTCCCGACATTCCCCTGGACGGCGCGGCTGAGCGCCGTGATGGAAATTGTCCCGTTGAGCCGCGCCGACGCCACGTCGGAAACTACGAACCCTGCGGCCTGCTCCAGGAGCGCCTGCTGTATGCTGGGCTGTCCGGCCATCTTCAGCACCTCCAATTCGTCAAATGTTACAAAGGGCTTCTCCCCCAGCCGCCAGGAGCCCAGGATATAGTTGTACTCCATCGTTCCACGTCCCACCGCCTCCGCCAGCAGCAGGGCATCGTCCACCCTGGGCCGGGCAATGTAGACGATATGGCAGGGCTTGATGATCCCCAGCAGGGCGGAGACCTCGGAGAAATACGCCTGATTGTCCACGGATGTCTCAATGTAGAGCGTATAGTTGGGATAGTCCGCCTCTACCGTGTAATTCCCCGGGCCGAAGATCATGTCCAGCTTCTCCCGCAGGAAGATGAGCGTGAACGGAGGCCGCAGGGAAATCCTGTTGAGCACCCGCAGCCGCCGGAATTCCAGCGTTTCCCCCGGCATGGGGAGTATCCGCAGGATAGCCTCCCACTGGGCGCAGGTCCCCTCGTCCATGGTCTGGACAAAGAGGTTTTTGCGGATCTGGTCCATGGCCTCCGCCATGGCGGCGAGCTCCTGCTCCTCCGTCCGGCACAGGGCCTGAAAGTCCAATATCCGCCGGAACCAGTGGGGATAGTACTGGCAGATGCGTGTCTCAGGCACTGACGGACACCTCCCCCAGAACCGGCACCTGCTGGAGCAGGCCGTGCTCCTCCAGCTCCAGGTCCTCCGCCGAGCCGTTGATGGTGAGCCCCGTCACATTGACCACCCCCTGCACCGACAGCATGGCGGCGGTCACCCGGGCGGAGTAGACCCAGGAGGAATACCGCGTCAGGCCGCCGGCGTCGGGCCGGTCCCACTCCTGGCGGACTGAGAGGAGATAGCCCTCCACCGCCTGGCGCACGGACTGGGCCAGCTGGGCGGCGGTGTAGCCGGGTCCGGTCACCAGGGAAGCGGAGATGTTGACCTCCACCGTCTCCGGCGTTGTGACCGTCACCTTCGCCCCGATGGGGGCGGTGCCGTAGCCCAGGCCCTGGTCCGGCGGCGGGTCCACCGTGTTCTGCACCGTCTCCGCCAGCAGCGGCGAGGCCGGCATCCAGTCCGCGCCGATGATGCTTAGCTTTACGGTGCCGCCTCCGTCCCAGGTTGGATAGACCTGGAGCCCGCCCACGCCGTCGATGGCCAGCACCACCCGCTTGTAGTCCGCCACATTGCCGCCGAAGGGCTGCTCATTGAGGGCGGCGATGGCCCGCTCCCGCAGGCTGCCGTCGCTCTCCACATCGTCCCCCGCCACCAGGATGTCCGTCAGCTCCGCCGAGGTCAGCCCCTGCACGTAGGTGATGGGGAGGATGGGCCCGGTGTACTGGTTCCCGATGGCCCCCGGCGTCTCGCAGACCATCTGGAAATGGCCGCCGCTCACCTTTTCTGCGGCGGTGAAGTTCACGCTGTCCGCGCCGTCGATGGTGGAGAACCGGGCTCCGATGGGCACGTCTATGTTGAATACCCCCAGCCGCACCGCCGGGGAGGCGGGGTACCGTTTGACATTGGCCAGCACCGCCAGATAGTCCAGGTCCCGCCCCACGGCGGTCTGGAGATACGCCCCCTGCTGGACCTGGTCCAGCTCCAGGTAGAACTCCTCCAGGGCGTAGGCTCCCGCCCCCAGGGCGGTCTGGATCATGGAGCCCTCCCGCTTGTCCAGGGAGTTGGGCACCCGGTCCAGCAGGGCCTGAAGGATATTCCGGTAAGTCTTTTTGTTCAGGTCGATCATTGGCTCACCTCTTTTACAAAAATCCCCGCCGCCTCATATCGAGACAGCGGGGGTGATGCCATTTTAACGCTTTGACGGGTCTTGCTTCATGCCCTGACGAATTAACCGCTTGATTTCTGTCTGCTTTGGCTTTCCCTCCAAAGCCTCCAGAATATCCTTATCTGTGCGGTTGTTCAGTTTCAGGCCGACAAAGGTAGTATTTTCCTTCGTCCATTCCTTCCGCGCTTGTGTTTCTGCCATATCTTCCCCTTTTTGGAGGGGGCCGGTTTCCCGGCCCCGTTCCAATTACTTTTGGTCTGCTGTTGTAACATACACAAAAATCAATTTTTTGATCTCCTCTTTTGTGTAGGTTTCCTTTGCCGGGTCTTTGTCGATGATGGCATATAAATCAAACGCCATTGCCTTCCTGGTATCCTGTCTTTCAGCTTCGGTCCCCATCCTGCGCCCCCCTTTCCTTTAGGATGTACCCATTATAGCATGGGTTTAACCCACCGTCAAGGGGTTTTTCAAACATTTTCCCGCTATCTCGATATGAGGTTGTCAAGGTGCAAGCTTGGGCATCCATTACGCTAATTGGACCTCCAGACTGCTTTGAACATCCCCGAATACCGTCACCGCCGTAAAGGAGACGGTCAATCTCGTGTCCTCGAAGGACCACCGGTAGTCCTTGAGCCCTAAAATCCGGCTATCCGGCAGGAAGGCGTCCTCCAGCCGCCGGCGCAGCTCCGAGGCGGCGTAGCCGGGCTCCGTGCCCAGCAGGCCGTCGTAGTCGGTGCCGAAGTTCGGCGTGTAGATCTGCCACCGGAACCGCTCCACGCTGACGATAATCTCCACCGCCTGGCGGATGGCCTCGTAGTTGTCGCCCCGCCCCCGGAGCCGGTTCGTCACCGGGTCGGCGATCCAGGTCAGAGAGGGCTGGTCCTGGAAGACGACGCCCTGGGACAGGTCAATGCTCGATTGCGGCAGCATGGCTACGCCTCCTTCTCAAATACGCGGGAGAGGATGACGAACTGCTGGCCCCGCATGACCCGGAACAGCAGGACCTTGTCTCCAACCTCCAGGGCCCGGTTGAGGATGATATAGCCGTCCCTCACCGGGAGGGGCTTCCCGTCCTCATAGCAGATGATGTCCTGCTTCGGCAGCCTCTTATCGGACGTGTAGGCGTCCGGGTCCAGGGCTGTCCCTGTTTGCAGCGTTCCCTCCAGCGCCGCGCCGGTCTCGCCCTCCTCCGTGCTGTGGCTGTGGGAGAGGGAGGGGATGGCGTGGCCGTGGCGGAAGCCCTTCGTGATATGCTCGTGCTCCAGGACGGGGATCTTCTTCTCGACCACTGCCGCCGTCAGCCATAGGGCCTCCTGGGGGATGTCCGCCATCCCCTCCCGGATCTTCACGGCCAGCGGGGCCGTCTGCGTCACCGTGCCCACGGTCATGTCCGTCAGGCCGTAGGCCGCCATAGAGCGCTGATTGATCCCCTGCAAAGCGTCAAGCAGGTCCATTTATCCGTCCCCCAGTTCCTGCACATCAAATTCCATCGTATGAAGGTCGTTTGTAAAAGTATGGCTCACCCGCTCCAGCAGGACCAGTTGGCGGAGATTGATATCGCCAAGCTTTTCTACGTCCATCATCAGCATCTGGCCGGCCCGCAGTCCCAAAAGCCCAAGCGCTTGGGCTTTTAGGGTGCGAAAGCGGCGGTTGTGATACCGGAGCATGGCCCGGGCCTGGCTCTCCACCTGGGCGTCGTTCATGGCCTCATCGACGGTCTGATAGAACTGCAGCAGGCCCCATTCCCCGATCTTTTCGCTGTCCATGACCTGAAACACATCCGCCCGCCCCGTGCTCTCGTTGGGCCGGGACAGCTTGATGGAGTTATAGGTCTGCCGGTCGATGTCCGTCTGGTAGGTGTAATCGGTCAGCAGCGAGCCGGCGCCCACCACGCCGTTGGCGATCATGCTCCCGGCCTCCCGGAGGGAGAGGGCCCCGCCGTCGTCGAAGAAGGTGTACAGCTTCCCCGTCGCCAGCAGGGTCTGCTCCACGGCGGCGGAGATGATGTCCAGGCAGCTTTTATCCTCCTTGATAAGGCAGGGCAGAGAGCAGCCGGTTCCGTCCAGGGCCCCCACGGTGAGCTGGAAGTCCTGGGCAATCTCCGTGATGATCTCCCCCGCCGTCCGGCCCGTGAAGCAGTAGCTGGCGCTGGCCTTCAGGTAGCGCAGCTGGTCGTAGCAGGTGACCTGGATGACCCCCCAGCGGTCCCGGCTCTTGGTAAAGACCGTCCCCAGAAAGACCAGCTGGCCGTCCACGGAGAACCGGACCGGGTCGCCCTCCAGGAAGGAGATCCCGAAGGCGGCGTTGATGGTGAATTTGAAGGTCCCCGGCGAGCCGGTCCGGTTGGTGGTGAAGGTGGCCGTCTGGACCAGCGGGGCGGCGTCCCAGGCTTTCCCGGTCCGCTTTTCCGCGATGATAAGCTCATATTGCGCCATTTGGTCCCCCTTTCAACAAAAATCCCCGCCGCCTCATATCGAGACAGCGGGGGTGAGGATTGGGAGTGACAGCGTAGCTGAAAATTATTACGGTTGACAAAGAATGCTCAGCCGGATATAATAAGAACAAAGGAGCACCGTTACGGCGGTCAGCTCACCTTACAGTCAACAGATACCCCATTGACCGCTCGGTGGCAGCCGGGCGGTCAACACGCTTTTGGGGCAAAATACAGCGCAATCGCCAGAATGACGACCACGCAGACTGCCATGCGCAAAAGCTGCGCACGGCGCTTGCTTCCCATCCGCATCACCTCCCCCCTTTCAAAATTTGCCGGGGGTTTTAACGGTGAGCCGACCGCCTATGTAACAGTACTCCTCTGACCGTCCCGGGTGGACGGCTTTTTTATTATACGATACGCACTGTTCTTTGTCAAATCCTGTTGAAACAGAATTCCCGCTATCTCAATATGAGGTTGTCAAGGTGCAATTTTCAAGCTAAACCGCCTGTATCTGGTCCTTGGCCACCCAGCCCTTTGCCCCGCCGCTCTCGGCGGCGATATGGTACGGGCGCTGGCGCTGGGGGTCGTTGGTGATGATGCGGGAGATGACCCCCCGGAAGCCGGAGAGAACGCCGTGGGGCTCCCCCTGGTAGCTGGTGTAGTAGCAGTTCCCGTTGACGATGACCGCCTGTCCCACGGTCAGCTGCCCGGCGGGAATAGAGCGGTTCGTTTCCGCCGTGGCGGATACCGGCTCCCCCTCGGATGCCGGCGGCTGGAGCTTCACGGTCTTGGGCGTGTAGTCCCGGTACTCCGTCAGGCCCAGCTCGTAGTAGAAATCGCCAGTCTCTCCGCCCTTCTCCTCCGTTTTGAACTGGGAGATAACGACCTCTATATTGGTATCAAAAATTGGTGTTCCATCCTCCATGTACCGGTTGGCCACAAAGCGGAGAACCGCCTTGTCATCCAGCGCGGCCTGGAGGAAGTCTATGTAGAACTTCGGAGGCTGGAACCCGCCGGAGGTGACGACCGCCCACAGGTCTTGCCGCCCCGGAAGGAGCCCGGACCAGGAGACCTTTGTGAGCTTCGGCGTCCGGGGGATGATGATCGGGCCGACACCCAGGACGTTGTATTCGCCGTTCTCGCTGTCTCTGGTGATGGTGTAGCTCTCCGGGTTGACCGGGAAGCGGATGGTCGTCCCCTCCCGGGACAGGTACAGGCCGTATTTGTTCTCCATACTATCCCCCCTACCTGTAGGACAGGTCTGTATGGCTGGCCGCCTGCTCTGTCAGGATTTTGGTCAGCGACCGCTCCAGCCACGCCAGATCCTCCTCAAAATTGCCGGTGTTCTGGCCGTTGATGGTGATGACCGGCGTCTGGGCGGTCAGATTGACCTTGTTGATGTACTCCCGCTCCGCCTGGTCCACCAGGAGCCTGACGTCCTCCTCGGACAGGGCCACGCTGTTGCGGATGGCTTTTGTGTCGCCGCCGATGTCCTCCAGGGCGGCGGGGATGCCGGAATCCGCCAGCAGATTGGCGTAGTCGATGGAGGTGCCGCCGATGCCGCTGAGGTAGTCAGCGGCGTTGAAGCTGTCCAGAGCAGACCCGAAGCCGCGCCCCTTTGCAGATCCAGCGGACCAAGCATCCGAATAGTCCACAAAATCCCACGCCTTGATATATTCCTTCCAGCCGCTGGCGTCCTTAACATTCTGAGACGCTCCCTTAACCATGTTGTAGACACTGTCAATTCCGCTGGTTAGGTTGACACTCATCCCGGGAATAGCGTTGATAATATTCTCCATAGTATGGGCAACGTTGGAAAGATACCCCAGAACTGTTTGCGCCATATCCAGGAAAAGAATTTTCACCGCCGCCACAGGGTCATTGAACACATTGCCAACAAAGTTGGCGAACCGGGCGAACCCGTTCTGGGCCGGGACAATGAAGTTGTTCATGGCAAAGGCGTACATCAGGCCGAACGCCCCGCCGACAACTCCGGCGATCTCCTCCCAGGTATACCCCATCTCCCGGGCCATATAGATGATGAGGGCAATCGTGCCGATGATGAGCAGCATAGGCCAGTTCGCCGCCAGCCACGCCGCGGCGGAGGCCGCGGCGCTCCCCACCATGACAGCCCCCAGGGCAAGGGCCAGGGAGATGAGCAGGTCCCCGTTCTCCATGCCCCACGCCGCCCCGGCCTCCGCCAGGTCAATGACCCAGAGCAGCACGTCCCCCAGCCGCTGGGCCCCGCCGATAAGCCCGTTGAGCATCGACTGGCCCAGATCGCTGTTAAGAAATTCGCTCAGCCGCTCCAGGGCTGGGCGCAGGCTGTTCAGGGCGGCGTTCTTCGCCATGCTCCACGCCTGGGAGAAGGTCAGCGGCACCGCCTCAAAGGCTGCGTTGGTCTCCTCCGCGGCGGAGAAGAGCGCCGCCTTTACTACATTTGCCGTAACCTGTCCCTCGCTGGCCAGCTCCCGCAGCTCGCCAATAGATACGCCCATATACTTGGCAATAGCCTGCGTGATGGTGGGGGCCTGCTCCAGGACGGAGTTGAGCTCCTCCCCCCGCAGGACGCCGGAGCTCATGGCCTGGGTGAGCTGGAGCATGGCCGCCTGAGCGCCCTGGGCGCTGGTCCCGGCCAGGGCGAACTGCTTGTTGATCTGCTCGGCGAAGGCCACCACCTCCTCCGTGGAGCCGAAGGCGTCCCCGGCCAGAGTGCCCAGCTTCGCCACCATGTCCGCCGTATCCTGGTAGTCCCCCCGGGAGCGCTGGGCGGCCTGATAGATCATTCCCTGGACCTCCGGCGTGGTCTGCCTGCCGTCGTTCATCCGGTCCAGCCGGGCGGTGGTCTGGGTCCAGGCGTCCGACAGGCCGATGAGCTTCTGGGCCCCCTGGAGGCTCAGATACCCCGCCGCCAGCGCCGCCAGCTTCCGGGTCAGGCCCTCCGCCGCCGAGGCCCCGCTCTGCAGGGACCGGTTGTACCGGTCCTGCTTTTTTGCCGCCTCGCCGGAGGCGTCCCCGCTCTTTTTTGTATTTTCCCGGGCCCTCTCCATGGCCTCCGCCAGCTCCTCCCCGGAGGAGGCCATCTCCTCCATGGCCGCGCCCCCCGCCCGGGCGGCGGAGGTAAAGCCGTCCTGGCTTGCCTTTGCCGCCTGCATCGTGGCGGCGGCGGAGCGGCCCATATTCAGGAATTTTGAAAACGCCGCGGAGAACTGGTCCAGCAGGACCAGCTTCTCGGAAATAACCGCCATAGTACCGCCTCACTGTTTCTTTCTGGAGCGGATCTCCCGCAGAGCCATCGCCGTCAGAAGGCTCCTTTCCCGGAGGGGCAGGTCGCTGACCTGCCGGGGACGCCACCCGTGGTTGACCATCATGTAGTAGGCCAGCAGGGTGTCCGGGTCGTCCCCGTCCATCAGTTTTTTGCCTCTTCCTCCAGCTCTTCGGGGCTCTCCGAGAAGCCGGAGAGCTCCATGATGGCGTCCGTCAGCTGTCTGTACTCCCCGGCCAGGAGCATTTTCCCAGGCAGCTCCAGCGGGTCCATGGTGCCGTAGGCCCGGCACAGCTCCTCGCTGCGGAAGTCGGGCTCCACCGTGGCCGCCACAATGACGCGGCTGCCGTACTCGATGGCGTTCAGCTCCCGCTCCCCGCGCCTGCCGCCCTTGATAGGGGCCATGGACAGCTTGGTGAGCCGGTTGTTCTCCTCCTGGGTCAGGGGGCGGATTTTGAAGGGGACGGGCCTTCCGTCCTCTCCCAGAAAACGCTTGGAGATGATCACCTCCCGGGTCTCCTCGGCCTGTACGGGGTGCAGGAATGCGCTCAGATTACTCATTGTGTTCTCCTCTCTCAGATTACTCATTGTGTTCTCCTCTCTCAGTTCCCCAGCTCCGCCGGGTCGTTGAACGCGCTCAGAATCTCGAAGTCCTCATAGGTGAAGGAGAAGTCGAAGGTGAGCATATCGCTGTCCGCGTCCAGCACAGAAATCGGGACAGTCCCGGAGAGCTGGCAGTTGTAATAGGCGATAGTCTGGACCCCCACAGAGGAGGCCTTGTCGTCGTTGGTCACCTGAAGGGTGAAATAGGGCATGACCCCCTCGTGGATGTACTGGGCAAGCATCTCCACAAAGAGAGACGTGCCGTAGTACACGGTGCCCGTGCCGGTCTGCTTGACGCTGCCGGGCTTGTTCTGGGTCTTCTTGGTGCCGATGACCTTCATGTCCGTGCTGGAGATCTCCGCCTGGGTCTGGACCTTTTTTGCGCCGAAGAGCTCCTTGATCTGGCCGTCCATGGTGATAAACGCCTTGCCCGCCGCGCCGTGGACGGTGTCCCGGCCTAACAGAAAGCTCATACTCTTTCCCTCCTTACGTTACGGAGACTGTGATGTAGATAGTCTCCACAGAATCGGCCAGATAGAGCGCGATCTCAATGACGATGCTGTCACTGGAATCGCCCATGCTGACGGTCACGTCGTCCTTGGCGGGCCGCTGCCGGAGGGCCCCGCTGCCGTACATGGCCAGCAGGTAGCTCATGATCGCCGCTTTCAGCAGTGCCCGGCCCTCCTCGTTGTTGTTGACCTTGCCCAGATAGTGGAGGGAGAACTCCCGGTAAATGTCGTTGGCCAGGCTGCTGCACACCCGCATGGTGCGGTTTTTGTGGAACACCCTCCCGATATCGGGCGTGTAGGCCGTCAGGGTATTGACGTCCGTCTCAATGCGGACCTTCCCGAATTCCTCGGAGAGGACGACGTTCCCGGCCAGGATGGCGTCCTCAATCTGGCTGCCGGTCTGTCGGGGGGACACGTCCACCGCCCCGGGGTAGGCCGCGTAGGACAGGGACTGGTAATACTGGGCCCCGGCCTCCGCCCCCGCCAGCCACCAGGCCGTCTCCTGGGGCGTCAGGGTGGCGCCGTCCTCTAGGACTACCCCCGACACGTTGTTGATGACGAACCGGCTGTTCGCACCAGCCGCGCCGGTGGTCACCAGCTGGGCGTACCGGCCCGACTGGGCGGCGATGCGCTGGATAAAGGCGATAAACGCCTGTCGGACAGTGGCGTCCGTCCCGTCATAGACCAGGGTATCGAAGCTGTAGGGCTCCAGTGCCTCCAGGAACCCGGGGTAGCCGGATGTATCCGGCGTGCCGTCCGCGCCGCCGGTGAGGGCGACGCCCGCCGTGGCCGTCAGGGGTCCCTCCCCGGAGAAGGTCACCCAGCTGTTGGCCGTCAGCTGAGAGGCGGCTGTCACTGTCTGCTGGTCCGCCTGCCTGCCGGAGACAAGGGTGGTAACGGTGAAGGTCCCGGCGGCGTCCGCGTCCTCTGTCACAGTGACAGCGATATCGTTGCCCCGGACACCGGGGTATTTCGCCGTCACCGTCACGCCGATGGACGCGCTGGCCGCCGCGGCGCCCTCCGCCGCCAGACGGTACAGCAGAATCCTCGTGGGGCCTCCGGTCACGTCCGTGCCCTTCATCGCCTCCCGCAGGAAGCTGTTCTGGGGGTCCGTCAGCGAATAGCCGGTGTAGGGCGTCAGGTCCTCCCCCGCGTCAATGCGCATGAGTTCCCCGACGGGCCCCCAGGAGAGGGCCTTCGCCCCCGCCAGGGTGCCCCGGGTCCCTATGGTGAGGGGCTGACCGCCCTTGGTTGTAAAATTGATGTACACGCCGGGACGGACCTTGTTCTGGGCCGTCCAGTTGCCGCCTGCCATCAGTGCTTCCCTCCTTTGAAGAAGTTGTCCAGGACCTCCCGCGCCTCCATCAGGGTGTACTCCGGCTTGGCCAGGAGCACG